GCCATAGGCAGCAGCAATAGGCGCCACCTGTGCAATACTCTTACCTAATTCGCCAAATGATGTCTTACCTAGTTTGACAGTTGTAAATAACTGGTCTGATATTTTTTCTGCTTCTGAAACATCGAGTTTATAGGCATTTAGAAGAGTCGTAATTCCGTCGGCCGCTGTTGCCGTATCAGTAACACCACCGATAGCAGCCTTTGCGGACACTTCTAAAACTTTCATTCCGTTGGCCCCATCATGGCCGGCAGATACAATCTGATACAATGCTTTAGCCGCATCATTCGCAAGTACTGGAATCTCTCGGGTTATCTCTATAACCTGATTCATGTAGTCTGTCAAACTACCCTTTATCCCACTTGAAAGGGTAGCAACTTCTTTCATACTTTGCTGAAACTGCTTCTCGAATTCATACGCACCTTTGGCTGCTTGTGCAAAAGCAATGCCCGCACTTATGCCAATTCCTCCGAAAACATCAAAAGCGGTAATTTCACCGGCCATCGCCTTTATAATACCCATAGCTTCATTGCGTCCGGAATATAACCCTGAGTTATCTATTCCTGTCGCGAAATACAACGCTCCATCTTTGTTCTGAATACCCATATAGCATTTATTCTTAAAATATAAAGAGGAGTCAAAATTTGGCTATATCGAGAAGAATAAGCATCTTTGCAGTGTTCTAAGACCAAGGAACAATTTTTGATAAATGCTTTGGGGAGTTGATAAGCCTAGAAATACAATATAAGGCTATCAATTCCCTTTGCTACATAGTCCCAAAGCATTTGAAAGATTATGTTCCTTGGTCGGAATAAAGGGAAAAGATAGCCTTTTCTATAATATATAAATCACTATTCATTAGCGCCATGACCAAGGAAAATGAAGACGTATCCGTAGCGAATAAAAGTAGCTACACGATAGAGGAAATCAATGCTGCCTACGAAAAGGGCAAGAATGAAGGAAGAATTGAAGGAATGCTCGCCTACCAAAAGAGATTGATTGATAATCTAAAACGAGATAATGTATCTCTCAATCAGAAGCTCCAAGATATTAAAAAATAATCCCCCATATCTTCACAGATACAAGGGACTAGAAAACACACTCTAAACCAATTTAATAAAAAAACAGTTAACCTAATATATAAACACAACAGCAAATTACCTTATCCTCTGACTTTTCCGCCAATATCATTGTATTTCTTCATCCGAATCTTTTCGTCCGGATTATCAAAATTGGGGAGTTCTACCCATTCGTAGTCCTTTCCTTCGACTTCTCCATCTTTATCAGCCGTCTTATTACGTTCTCTCATTACAAAGGAATACTCCTGAAGCAATATCTCTATCAATCCGTAGCTACTATCCAACGTCTCATTAAAAGTCAATCCTAGGGCTTCTTTTGCAATAACTAAGAATCGGCTTTGGTTGTATCCTTCCAGCTTTGCAGATTCTTCTGAGCGGCTATTATCTCCGTCTCTCGTAGCGGGCTCACGTTCCGAAGCATCGTGATAGAGGTGCAAAAAGGGTGATACCCTATGCGATATATGATTGCGTTGAATAATATCCTTATATCTTCCCATGTAGAATTGTCTGCAAGAACCTGTTTGAACCATTCCGGTGGATTGTTGGGCTTATTGTGAATCCCCAGGCAGACGACATCAAGAAGTAATTCTCCGTACTTGTTCATTAACTCCGGAAAGTCTTCCGGCAGTTCCCCCTCTTTTACAATCATCCTATCGATATCTTCCTTTTCAATTTCAAGGAGAAGCGGGCGAATTTTAAACCATGTCCTAACAGTGATAGGCTTTATTACAATACAGTCGCCGGGGTTCTTCCCTTCAGGAATAGAATCTCGGTTAGTAAATTCAAATGGAATCTTGACAGGCTGGCCCGTTACAGATTCCGATTCTTGCTGAAATAAGTTTTTTATACTCATAATTTCCTCAAGGAGCCTAGCCCGTTGTACTTCCAGGCAATATTTCCGGTTATTCGCGACTAACCCTCAATACTTTCGGCTCCATCCTTCAAATTGTTTGTTCCTGTAGGTGGATTCGAACCACCGGTCTCTACTAACAATGTAGTGCTTTAACCGACTTAGCTATACAGGAAGCCTTTTTACTCTTCAGCTCCGCCATCGACAACTGCTACGACTTCACGCATGAAGGCTGTCTGTTTCTTCCCGGCTGCCGTGATGGCCGCTTGCACATATACGCGTACAAGCAATAACTCTGCCTGTTCAGAACTAGGAGCCTGTGAAATCTTGGACGTAACCTTTCCATTAACAATGGTATAGATTACTTTTTTACCGGCTTTAGGCACCGTTTCACACTGGAATGTCTTCGATATAGAAGGGACATTGATTGGCTTCTTCCAGATGTTTTTACCGCCGGTTACGTCAATCTCACCACCCGCCAACTCTTTGAGTACTTCGTTAGAAGGGGTAGGAATAGAGAACTCAATATAATCTGTTGTATCTTTTACGAATTCAACAAACAAAGGTTCATCGCTCCCTTCCGTTTCAACCTTTATCTCCTTTGGGTCTGCAAAGTTGAATGCAACACTTCCTTTTGTCGGAAGAGGGAATTCTTTGAGGTCCGCCCCAGGAACACCGTCACCGACTGTTCCGAATTTAATACTGCCTACGCCCATAGCGATAGGTCTTACTTCTCCTGCCATAATTATTGTTCTATTAAAATTTCTAATCTAATATTTGTACAAGCAAAGCCCTCTTTCAAGTCCGGCATTGGAACACTCCAGAGAACTGTCACTTCTTTACATGTACCGTCATTGCTATTGATTGAATCAAGCGATTTCCTTACCTTACGCCTAAGTTCCTTCATGCGCTGACGTCGGGGCATGCCGTTTTCATTCAAAGGGACAAAGATATTGACGTTAACAGGCACTTTATTAATGAAGTCGAGCTCATTCAATTGCAGGTGATTGATAACGATATGCTCATTAGTAACACCCGCTTCTGATGCATCCTTGTAAATCACAATATCGGTACCCGCAGCGGCCACAGCATCATAAACTATATCTACAGCGTCGAATTCATCCATAATCAAATCTTGCTAAAAATTGACTTCAATGTATCTCTTAGATACTTCTCACATTGCGTATTAGCTCCTGAAACGACCTCATACCCTTTAGCTTCCACGGCTGCCGCATACTCCATTCCTGCAACACCAACCAACACATAACCGCCAGTATGAGAAAGAGAGACTTCTTCTGCAAGCCTACGACCTTTGTACTTACCAGTTGTCTTGTCAGTCCCCTTGTCGCTCTCCTTAAAGTTTTCTGTAACCACTTCTCCGTCTTTGGCTATTATATATCCGATAGAGCTTCGAAGATTGCCCGTTTGGTCTTTATATGAACCACTCCGGCGGGCTACTTCTATAAACTTCTCACCACCTGCCTGCAGGAATACAAGCATCTTATCTTCCGCTTTTCTTTGAAAGTGATTGAGCCAACGTTCTAGTGACTGCTGGTCGAAAAGAGGTGTCATACCATTTCTCATACATTAATTATTGAATGTGATTGATAAGGTTCCCAACAGATAACCGGTACATCAATACCCTTTGATTCGACTTTCAAACGCAAAAATTTACTACCGGCCGGTGGCTGCATTTTGGTATAGAAATAGCCATGTACTTGCGCTTCATCACCAGCCGAATTACGCTTGAGAACGATTCTTCCATCGCTTACCGAGTCATAACGTCCGGAGACAGATATTTCAACCGGTATTCCCGGAACCCATTCACCGTCAACAAGCCGCCCTTTAGCAGACATAGTTACTATCGCTGTATGTGGATACCGTTTTACCATCTGTTCCCTGCCCTTCCCTTGATAATGATTCGTTTCCCAAGCTTACCAGCCTTCTCCGGCTCCCCATTCTCTATATACAACTGCTTTGCAGTCTGGATATAGAAAGAACGGGGATGAGTAACAGAAAGCTTATTCTCACTGAAATCCTGTGAGTTTACCATCATGGCATACGTATCAGCAACGCAAAGACCGACTTGCTTCATGTTTTCAGCAGTACATTCCGCTTCGGGATTAATACCGCGCTTTACAAAGACTACCTTTTTCAAAAAGCCTTCCATATCCTCAATAGAGGGATATTCCAGTATTGTTTCTCTGATTGTTGCCATAATAGATTGATTAATAACCCTCTTCGTCTGTTTTTTCAGTATCTTCGCCTTCCGTCCATGACTGGCCATCAGTTTTCATGATGTACATTGCATCAGGGTCATTGATTACCGGAATAGCGTTAGCTTCCGCTTTAGTCCACTCTTTGAACGGTTCCAGCTCAGACCACTTGCTGATAAAAACAAAGTCTTTTTTCAACGTGGAAGCTTTCTTCTTGTATTCAACAGAATGCTCTGCTGCAATAGGGCCATGCTGAATGTCACCACACTGCAAATCTTCCAAGAAGCAGATATTAGCAGCTTCCCATGGATTAATCGTAGTACGTTGATGAGCAGCATTCTCAATACGAACAGACGGACTTACAAGAACAATCTGGACACCTTCCGTATTCTCTTGGGCGGCAAGATACTCATTGATAACTTTCTTGGAGATAGTCAGCTTTTCTTTCTGATTAATCCAGCCCCTAACCTTTTCGATAACAGCCTTCTGCTTCTTCAATAGAGCAAATCTATCTTTGCGCATTACTACGTATTTGATAGTGACACCCTCGGCAGAAGCGGTAACTACGGTATCCTCAATATCCTGCAAGCCGTCGGCCGTTGTAGACTTAGACCAATCCACAGCAGCAACCTTCTTGTTTTCATTAGGCATACCACAGCCCACAAATTCTTCAGTAACAATACCATTGTTATTGTTTGAATTGAGGACGAATCCACCTTTAGACATCAACTGCATACACCACCATTCGAAACGACCACGAACAGCGTTATATACGAAGTCCTGGTCTTTGAACGCAAGGTCAAGAAGTGATTTCAAATCTGAATCGCCTTCACAATCACGGCTGAGTTGCTGGTATTCATTCCAATCACTTTCGTTCATACCGCGCTTTACAGCAGTCTTAGGAATATCACCTGACATCTTACCGATAACTTCACGTTTCTTTTGCGGTGCGGAAGAATCGAATGAAATAACGTCAGCGATAACCGGTGCACCTTTCTCACCTGTAAGAGTCTCCCATTTCAGAGAGTTCTTCTGCTTTACACCGAAGAAATTAGGGAAGAACACCGGCTTAACCTTACGCGAGTTAAGGCGGGCGCCCATATTCTTACGGTTCACTTGTTTAATTAAACTTCTTTCCATATATAGTTATGAATTAATGGATTACACAAAACGGATAAAGTGAAGCAACGCCTTCATCGCTTCGTCAATTGGATAAGGCATTACTGCCTCATTTACAGTACCGCGTACTAGGAGTCCGGATTGCTGGTTAGCAACTGTTACATCGACCTTGTTCATTGTGATAACTTCCGGTACATACTTGAACTTAGCGGCTTTTGCAGCAGCTTTAGCAGTTACAAGCACTAACACATCATCTACTTTCGCAGCCCCAATCGGACCGGCAAGAGTTATTGTGTCATAGGCCGGGGCGGTCTTGTCGATTGCGGAGATTACATCGGAAGCTCCAGTTAAAGCACCGCCGATTGTAACCGCTTCCCCAACTTTAAACACATGATTCTTTGCTACCTGAATAGCCACCGCATCGGCAGCAGCTACAGCCGTAACTCTTCCAGTCTTAACAATATGATAAAGACCGTTAGCGTCCTTACCCACCATAACAAGCGGAGGAAGTTCATCAATGATTCCCTTCAGTTCCGCACGAGCAATAGTTCCACCGCCCTGAATGTCCTCGATAATCTTTTCGATTCCGGGGGCATACTGAAATTCACTTTGCTTTTTTCTGAACATAGCTTTTAATTATTAATTATTATTCTTCAAGTCCAAGGCTGGCAGTCCCGTTATTAGCACCTTCCTCGTCCTCCATTAGTTCCAGCCATTCTTTCTCTGAACGTTCTTTGGGCTTGTAGGAATTAGGCTTGTAGCCACCGCCGGCGACCTCATCATCTATTACCGACTGCCTGATTTCAGCGTATTCTTCTTGCAACCCTTTAATCTGCTCTTCGATAGAATTTTCAGAATTGACATCAATACGATTGAACCATTTATCAGGAAGCTTCGCTTCTGCAAACAGTGTTTTGGCGGACGCCTGTTTTGTAGAAGTTGTTAGTGTTGAAGCGACAGTCGAAACAGATGCGGTCAACTCGGAAATTTGCTTCTGTTGAGCTTTCAACAACTTAACAACAGAAGCAGGCAAACCTTCGAAATCTTCGTCCTCGTCTTCGTCCTCATCATCTTCTTCGGATTTTGCCGTTTTCTTTGTCTTTTTAACCGGTTTGATAGGTTTACCGTCCTTCAGACCATTATTCTTCTCGTACTCAGCGATAGCATCCTTTCTCGCTCTTTCTACTGCTGATGTATCTTCAAGGTCAGGAAGAATATTGTCCTTGAACAAGGCGACATAAGTGTCGATATCTTCTTCCTTTTCGATTTTGAATAGTTTCTGCACCTTAGCAGCGTACTTTTCGTTTACACCTGCGGCTTTCAAGCCCTTTTTAATTGCATCAATGATTGTCATAACGATTTTCTATTAAAATATAAGCCAATATAATTTTTCCATAAAATACTCACTTCTGAGAATTTGTTTGTTATTAAAAAAAATCGTATATTTGTCTCGGTGTTCACCCGAAAGGGCTTACACCCCACCTCAGGCAGATTTGATCATATCAGGTCTGCCTGTTGTATTTTAAAGTCATTCTGTATGATCTCATCTCTATGATAAGTCTTATCTTTATTACCTCTTACAATTGTCACACTTTTTATTTTACTTCTTTTTACACGGCTGTGAATAGCTGTACTGAGTTCGTTCAATGAGATATCCGATTCTATCCACAATACCACGTTATCTGCTTGTCTTGCAGCAGAACGTAGCAGATTATCTATTGAGCTTTTTGTAGCCGTCATATTCATTTTATATTCTTGTGCCACATTTAATGTCTTATTGAATGAGTCCGCGGATTTTTTATTATCAGGGTTTGCTATCAAAGCAATCTCATACCCATATTTATTCGCTAAATAGGATGCCACTTTTAAATTTTCTTCCTTCTCATTTTTACCATGAAGTGAACTGATTCGAACATTCCCATTATTAGTAGGATAAATATCAAATGTCTCATTTTCTAAAAAGTTATCCTTATACCAGAAAGTGGATTGTAGCTCGTTTTTATTCTTGGCAACAAAATCCTTTGCCGCTTGGAGAATATCCGTAATAGTCTGACCTTGCGGAACCGTATCATTCAGCAAGAAATCAGCAAAATCTTCCGGCTCCATGGTGATAGGAGTGGCAAAGCAGATACAAAAAGGATGAAAGCCTGTAAACTTGAACGTTTTCGGATATCTGCCGACCATTGCATCACATATCCTACATGGGCCACGGTTATTGCTAGAACGATGTATTTCGATACCTAGTATAAAATCCTGTTTACTCCAACGTTCATAGTCTGCACTTCGATAAGCAATGTTCGTAGTTGTTGCAGATGTCCGGAGAGCATTTTTATATGCTGAACGATAAACCCCTTGCCCTGGGTGGTAATCTTTCATCGGTTGAGACAAAACTAATTCACCTTTCTCATTCCGGATCCTACGAAAGCGTTTTTGGGGATTTTGCAAAATTTGCCGTATATCACTACTGATTCCGTTTGCATTACGTCCGGCAACTACGCCACTATCAAGATAGAATTCGAGTTGCGATTTCGTTTGTTGCGTAATATTCCAAACTCTATCAGATAACTTGAATCCGTTAGCATCTATATCGTTCTTTAGAGCTTCAAATGCAGATAAGCTATGAGCGAACATACCATCTTTTGTTACACTGGAAATAGACATTCCCTTGATGAACTGGGAAATAAAATCATCATTCTTTCTTTCTGCTCGTTCCCAACCGTCCTTTTGAAATGCAGAGATATTAGCATATAGCATTGATTCAAGATTCAGCAGTTCCCGGTCAACTGCACT